GTGAACTCGTGCGCTCAAAAAACGTGGGGGTCATTCGATCTCGCTTGCCACTATTGCAAGGGTTACAAGCTGCGACCATATTGGTTGCTTCATCAGTGCCACCTTTGCTGATTGGTATAACGTGATCGACGGTGCTGGCTTCTTGTCCGCAGTAATGGCAAGTGAAGTAATCGCGTTCGAGTACCTGCTTACGCACTCGTTGATAGTACGCGCTTTGATAGCGCTTGTGTGCCATCAATGCCAGCCCTTACGATCAAAGTGAGCTAATGCTTTACAAGCGTCGCCGTAACGGTGATGAATGTATTTAATCGAAGCTTGTATTTGTCCTTTAGGGCTTAGGTCTCTATACCAAGTAGAACGCATCTGGCCCAGCCCATAGTGAGAACCATTCCTAGCTTTTGCGTTCCACCTTGACTCATAATGAATCAGCCAATTAAAGCACTCAAATTCTTTCCAACTCATTTGATTGTATGCATACAACTTGAGATTCATATCTGCTTTTGATGGCGTTGTATTTATTATCGTAAAGATGGCAGCTAATAACGCCGCAGTCATCAGACGAAGGCAATAGCCGCCCCTAGACACTACGGCGACGGGCTGCCTTCGGGCCCCGCCTTCGAGGGAGTGTAATGTACGTGTCAAGAGGACATACCTACCTAATTCGCCCTAAACCGGACATTTGGAGCGCTGTGATATTGCTCTCACCAATAGCCCACATTGCGGTGGGAAATGCAATTGAGTATTTAGATCCATCTGGTCGAATAAATCGATAATTGACTGGATTATTTATCACAACCGATTGACTATTCCACAATTTCATAAACCATTTGGACTTTGACAATGGCGCGAGCATCAGACCATTTCCGTGAGCTAACCATCTTTCTACCCAATCATTGGGCTTACTATATGGCGGATTCATCCATACCCGACCGTACCAATCTTGTTTCAAGCCATCATCTTCAACGCTAAACGTCTTATCGGCTGGTATCCAATCGAGCCCACCTTTGGGGCCGCATACATCCAAATCGAAGCGTAAATTTAAAGCTTCGAAGATATGGGGAGGGGTATAAACCTCGTCGTTAGGCTTGTAATTGGTTCTCATTAACCCTCTGAGATGCGATACGCCTTCCATTATTCCAACTCCAATACTTTTCTCACATCAATCTCTTGGCTTCCATTTAATCCAATTATGGCTTCTCTTAGCTTCTCGCGTCCATCTCCGTGGAATTTAGTCGTCAAATACGGCTCTGATTCGCTACCAACCAGCCAATCCACTGGCTCACCATTGGGATCAATAACTAAATCATCAACATAATTGAATTTATCCAATATCGCATCAATCGACGACTCCCTTACCGATTCAACTATCTCACTTGGAATGTTGCCTTTAACCCACTGTACAAATTGACGCTGATTCTGTACAACCCACTTGAACTTGGGCTTTGTAGTCGTTATATAGGCAACCACCTCATCACCTAATTCAGCCTTTACTCGATCAGCGCCCAATTCATTCATTTGGGTCTGTAATTCGGCCCTTAGCTCATCCTTCAAGCGTTTGGCTTGGTCGGCTAGGAGGCTAATTGCCGCCAGCTTCAGACTTAGATCCTTGATAGTCATCTTGCTCCCTTTTTTTCGCTCTGTTTAACCTAACTTCTAATGAAGCCAGATTGACGCCCATATCTCGGGCTATGAACTCTTTATCAAAGCCCCACTCAAGCATTTGTTTGATATATGCAATTGAGTGGGTGCTTCGCTTTACTTTGTCTTCCCTGCCCATCCGTCTCCCTTGAAGTGTGTCGGAGTGGGCGTCCAAATACGCCACATCAGCACACCACAATTGTCGCAGATTACTTCTTTGGGCTTGTCGAATCCAAGCGCGACATCTTTAACCGATTCACATTTATCGCACTTGAACTCATATATCGGCATCAATGAACCTTTCCAAGGTTGCGTTACCGTTCCAATACCGCTCTTTAATGCGTTCTTGCCCATCGGCTATTTTACAGATTCGGCACTTAGCGGCCTTCATCTTGTAATTGCCACATTGGTCGCAACGCGTAATGTCATCTTCCCGGTTAGCCAATCTCTCAGCTGGATCGATAAGTCGCTGCTCGAAGCAATTCTGACATTCCATCAGCCAGATAATTTCCCCTTCTTTTATCTCGCTCTCATACGCATTGACGCCCCGATGGGGTGTGGCCTTCTTGCATTGAGCGCAATGGAATGGGTGGATTTCTTCAATCACTTCTGAAACGCCCACTTACCATCTGACCCGATTTTCATCCATCGAGCTGGACATTGAGCTGACTTATTGCGTTCGGTGCAGACCCAACCCCGATACTCCTTGCCCTCTTTTGTGCCTTGCTTAAGAATCATCGGTCCGTGATTGCAGATTGGAATTTCGTCAATTACTTCCGCCCCGAATTGTTCCGCAATATGGCTAACATCCCAGACAATCGGTTCAGGGTCGTTTGGTCTTTGTTCTTTGACAAATTCAGCCAGTTCAGGTTTTGTGGTCTGAATAGGCTTTTTAGGTCCTCCCTGCGGTTTAGCAAAGAATCCAGCAAGATTGAGACTTCGACCCAAAGCTCCCGTCTCTGCCAATTCCAAGGCGTACTGCTTCTGTTTAGATTCGCTGCTAAGTCCTGTCGTCCAAGGCGCAGCATCAGCTTCAGTACGAAACAACTCGCACTTAACAATATAAACATCGCAATTAGGCGATAGTGATTCTTCCAAAACGTGAGTCTTAATCCGATAGTCTGGATACGCATTGATAAACTCCTTCAATCGATCTTGGACAGAAACGTAATCATCTAGGTAATTCGACATTTAACTTCTCGCTCCCTGCGAACTGTTCGATCGCATAATCTAATTGTTCTTTTAATGACCAGAACGTTCCATCTGGCCAGTTTTGGACATCGTTAGCACAAGGTTGGCAATAGAACCGCACTTGGGCTTTGCGAATTGGTGTCTGTGATTGGACTCGCCATACTGCTGGCGATTGGGCCAACGGATGCCAAGATCCGTCTCTTAATTGACCCCAGCGGCTTTTGCATATGTCGCACCATTGGCGCGGATTATGATTGCGACTTAAGCTCAACGTCGTCCCAATCTTCTGGTGTACTGAATCGACATAAAGCCAAGATTCCGGAATACCCAATGAGATCGAGATACGAATCTTCGCGCATTGGACTTGCCACCATTCGGCTGAGTTTGGTTGCGATAAAGATAGTCGCCACGTCAGCTGGGTCTCTGAGCTGAACACCGAGTTCACTCGCGATTTTGTAAATTCGTAAAAGATTACTCCTCGGGTCACCATATTCGTACCCCCTGTCTTCGAGGGTGTTACGAGCGTCGTCAATCCATTCATTAAGCTCTCTCTCTGACATATTGCACCGAGGCCCTTCCTCGCTTGAAACCCTCATTAAAGGCTTTTGCTCTGACAGAGACATAAGCGCGCCAAATCAAGAATTGAACGCCAATGATTGATGCGAAAATGATTGCGTCTGAATATCTACTCCACATCCGCGCTCACCCCAAATCGATCTAGCCAATATGCCGAGATTTCCTCACGGCTTAAACGACCTCGGGCAGATTTGCGCCCAAGCGACTCAATTGCATATCTACGGATTATTTGGCCTTTAACGTAATTAGCACCATCAGACCAAGCACCCGAAGTCAAATCAAATCGAATTACTTTCGGATTATTTATCATTGCTAACCGCCGCATACTTATCGACATTGATTTGATGAACCATCACGGCAAACTCAAGATCATCTAATTGCATTTGCAATTGCTTGATTTTTTCTCGTAGAGCGTCCCGTTCTCCCTTGCTCCACTTGAGCTCTTTTTCTGCCTTGTCTTGTAGCAATTTCTGAACATTGACCTTTGACATTTTTGCTCCCTATCGCTTGGTCGTTCGCCTTGCGATGGATTAAATGTATTTAATAAATGGATTTATGTCTAGCAATATATGGGTGTTGCGCGGTCATAACCGGTCATAAAAATAGAATTTTTGATTGCTTAATATCTAGGAATCCGCACTCTTTCTGGATTGTGCCTCGATTGGCGAAATCGGTCTTATCTGGAAGTGGCCTTAATTGCCATTCTGGGGCCTTTATAGCCCCTAAATCGAACTGATAGACTCCGTGTGGGGTGGAGTTGATATAAAGCGTCCTAGCGCCCGTTCTAGCCCTTATTTCGGCCAAGTAATCCCACTTCTTCTTCTCAATTAAAAGACTTGGATAATGGGCGCGGCGGCACTTAAGTTCGATATAGGCGTCGTGGGTGATGCCGTCGTGCTTATCGGTCGGTGAAACTGGCGTAAGGTCGGGATATACGGCCTTTAACGCCTCGAATAGTTCAACCTCGCGAAGATAAATTTATTCGTCCTCATCCTCGTCGAAGTCTGGCTTTCTTATCGGATCATCCATCGGGACTATCCAATCGGGATACGAGCTGCGATCCATAGCAAAAGCCAGAGCAGTGCCTTCATCCATCCCAGCTTTGCGGCAAGCCATATAAACTTCATTGGCGGCAATAGCCCAAAAATCCAGTTTAGTCAGTGGCGTTTCTTTCGTCGTTTTGCGACGTTTTGCCACCTTCTTGACTGGCTTCTTAACGCGTTTTCTTGTTGCCACTTCTAACCGCCTTTGGTTGGAGGGCTAATTCTAACTGAGACTCCATCTTGTCCAGGCGCGACACAATGGGAATATTTTCAAGTTTGATAATGTAACGAAGGCCAGCGATTAATAGGGCGATTGATCCGAGGACTGAGGCAACGAATCCAGCGATGGTATTTGCGTCCATTACCGGACTTTGCCGTAACGCTCGTAATTAGGGTTGAGCCAATTAATCACGGAAGGCAACACACTCACAAGTGCGGCATTGAGAATGTAATCGGGTTGAAGACCCACTGAGAGGTAGGTTGATAGAGCCGTCGCGAGAAAAGTCTTCGCCCACGTTTCCGCCATCTTTTTCAATTCGTCCATTTCTTTCTCCTTCGAGGTCGAACCAAGATCCGTCTTTGTCTCCCAAAGTTGTAAAGCTGACGTGAAAGTGATGGCGATGAGGATTGATTCCCTTGTATTTACGCCATTTCCAATTAAGAATCGGTGAGGAAATACGGCCGTCAAAGATCAGGTACTTGATGCGCTTATCTCCTCGTTTGGCACATTGACGAATTTTTTCTACCAATGAATGAGCTTCTTCTTTGTGCGCTTTTAGATCGGCGTCAATATCTATTGCGCGCACTATTCCATTTTGCGGTATATGGTCTGAATTGCCCTTCGCCATATGGCGAGCATCAGCAATCCAGCCATCAGACTTGCGGTCGCGATCAGGATAGTCGTCATCGATTTGCTCCCGAAGTTGCTGACCGGCTTTACATAGCCTAGCCAAGCAGCACCTTTGCTTCTTCTTCGGTAATGCCAAGTTTTTCGAGAAGTGCGGCCCGTTTTGCTGCCCTATCTACAACTGCTTTTTGCGCTGCTTTATCCAACTCGACGTCTTTTTTTAATTGTTTTAATTCTTCTTCGGTTGGTTCGCGTTCGATTACAGTTTCCTCAAGCACATTGACTTCAATGACTTTCATTATGACCTCTTTAATCCGTACACGGAAATTTCACCAGTAAAAGTTCCACCAGAAACAGTCAAATTCAAGCTATCATAACTTGTCGTGTTTCCAGCGCTGTAACCAAAGCTCAACCATAAATTCTCATCAACGCGGAAACCTGCCGCTTGAGTTCTAACAGTTAAGTTTGGACTGAGAATCCAACATTGCCAAGAACACTGAGTCGTTGCAGGGCTAAAGTTGAAAACTGAGGTCTCGGATGATCCACCGCCAGCGACGACGGCATTATCCCAAGCGTTGTATATAACACCAAATTTTTGATCCGCAGTAGTGTAATCCGTACTACCAGAGCGCAATCTTAAACGAATGGCATTGGAACCAGTTTGTATTGCCCGTCCAACCACTAAATAATTATCATAAGTAGAACTAAAAACGCTACTCAGGACAACGCCAGTAGCAGCAGAAAAATTATTGGTCGTAATGCGGACTAAATCGCCACCGGATGCGGCTGGAGTTGCCCAAGTCGGAACTCCGCCAGAGACGGTTAAAACTTGATTGGTCGATCCAATTCCTAATCTTGTAACGGTTGAAGAACCTGTGCCATAAATCAAATCACCATTGGTCGTTACGGTTGATTTGGGAATTGCAGCACCGGCTAAGTCGTAAGCAGTCTTGACGCCAGCTGGAACTGCGGCGGTGGTGGTCGATGTGCTCGAAACCGAATTTTCTAATTGAACGGCGCCTTTTTGTGTTGTTGTGCCGTCTTGTATGCCAATAGTAACTGCGCCCGATGTTCCTCCTCCTGTTAAAGGGGAATTAACTGAAACGGCAGTTATATCGCCTTGGTCATTGTTGATCCAAGTAAAATCCATATCGGTATTCGAAGTCTTGCTGAGAATCTGTCCGGTTGTGCCGCCCTTAAGTTCGGCCATCGATGTATCAATTCCATTACCAAGCGTTCTAATGGCTAAAGCGCCATCTTTGACGAGATCCGTATCAGCTGGGGTCGTCCAGCCAAAGTTCGATGTTGTCGGCATTAACTAATCACTCCAATCGCGTCTTCCCATTGTAGGGTATTGTTTAGCGTATTCCACTTTTCTAGCGCATTGACTTCACTCCAAGGTTGCGCCACGGCGCTAAATTCCGTTGGGCTGGCGTTCAAAGTCAAAGAAAGACCTTTCAGCGTAGATGTCCAAGTCCAGCCCTCGACATAACCCGTGAATTCGCCCCCATATACGTTTAATGGCAGATTGGTAATCTTGATGGGCATACCCATAAAAATCGCTAATAGGGCATTTCGATCACCGTTATCGATTTCCGGATTACCCAAGGCGAAAGTTATTTGGTCAAAGTTGGCTCGTGGATAGGCTCTTAAAGCGACATAACGATCCGCGACGGCTTGCGCATCCGTGGCGTCGTGAAGCAATGAATTCTCTTGAATTGAATAAAGACCATAATAATCAATCGAACTTTGATTTAGAGCTGATTTTGAATTGTTGAAATTGTTGCCATAGTTAATTTGATATTTATTGACGATTTTGCCAGATCTAATCGACTGTCTGATTCCGGGAGCGATAGCTTCGCGAGCGTCCAATTCAATATAACCATTGGCGGCTAGATATTGCGTCCGATGGTTGGTATCGGCGTATCCAATATTTCCTTGAGCATCTTCGTAAATATAACCAAGTGCAGAATTAGCGATTTGTGTGACGATTGAATAAAAATCAATTGGACTGGCCGCTCTTTGTTCCATCGTATAAACGCCGGGAGTATCAACGTCTCCAAGACCAATGTCGCCAGCTCCTAGCCAAGTCGTCGTTTGGTTTGTGGTTGTCCATTGCTCGGCCGCTGGCATTTCGTTCCACTGATTTAATAGCAAATCGCTTAAAACCGTGTAAATCTGAGTTCCGTCTGTACCTTGAGCTAACGAATTTGTCCAAACTGCTTTTTGTAACTTAGATAAAGCGCCTAGGGCAAAGATTTGGATTTGAGTAACATAAGCAGCATTTCCAGCGGATCTAACGCTTGTCGATATGTCACTTATGCGGCCTCCGAAAATCGGAACCCAGGTAGCCGATGAATTCTTCACTTCGATAGTGACAGTGGTAGCAACCGTCCAATCAAAGCCATCATTATTGACGTTAACTAATTGCAAATTGCAATAACCGGCCTGGGCTTGCGAATTTATATCAGTCCGACCGGATGTAGCGGTAAAACCTACAAGGGTTAATCCCGTCGCGTTATTTCCATTGATCAGGATTCTGTATTCAGGCGTCCAAGCGGTCATACGACTAATTGCGCTCCATATAACGCGCCACCGCCACCAGTTCCGCGACCACTAGATTCATTCAATGCTTCAACAATTGCTCGACTAAATCCTTCGCGATCGATAATGGACGGCGAATTAACATTGACGATTATATCGCCGCGATTTTCTGCCATTCTGAATGAACCAGGATTAAAGTTACTTCCAACCGTAATACCTACGCCAGCAGCGCCAGAGGTTGGGAAGGTTGGCATTGATCCAGTTGTCACTGGTACTACTGTTTTTGTGGTTGTTGTGACTGATGATCCGGACGGAACACCTGCGCCCGTCACCGTTCCCGAAGGTATCACGGAACCGCCGCCAAAAGGTAAATTTGCAGTCGGAATACTGCCAGTCATAGCACTCGAGGAAGTGCCGATATTTGGAATGGTTGAAATGTTGGGCAAAATAGGAATCGCGTTATAAGCGCGAATAATTTTATTAACTGCATCAATGACGTCGTTTGCTAATTCTTTGACTTTGCTCGTTACTGTTCCGACGATTGTGATGATTCCTGCGATTGTCGCTCCGACAGATTTAATCGCGCCGACAAGAGCAGTCTCAAAAATTGGTACTAAATAGGTTTTGATAAAAGACCATAAATCCCGTAATGCGTCTTCATTGTTTCTAAAGGCTTGTACGATTGGATCAATAGCTGCGCGCTTGGCTTCTTGAAATTTAGGAATGAGCGTATTCACAATATAGTCCAAAAGTCTTTGCACTACTGGCAATAATTGAGCGCCAATTGCTTCTTTTGCTTCATCGAAGCCGACCTTTAATCTCGCAATTTGGCCTTCAAGTGTATTGGCTTGAACTGTGGCTGCTCCGCCAAAAGTTTCAGATAATTGCTTAACTGTTCCCTCAAAGCCTAATGCTTTTACTTCGGCAGCTGATAAACCGACGCCCAATCGAGCCAAAGCTCCGTTATTGCCGTCATATGCTTTAGCAAGAGCATTGGCAGCAGTCTCAACACTGATTCCTTTAGCCGCAGAAATATCTAGTGCAAGGCTTAAGAGATCCTGCGATTTTTTGACGTCACCAGTCGAAGTGGCGAGTCTTTGCAAAGCCGGACGTAATTTGTCATCTGCAACGCCGGTGGCGAGAGATTGCTTAGCAATTTGAGCTTCAACGGCAGCAATTTGGTCTTCAGTTGCGCCAGTAACATTTGTTAAAGCCGTGGCTAATCGCTTTTGAGCGGCTTCATCCTCGATGGCAGCTTTGACGCCTTCGATGGCCAATTTGCCCGCATACGCAGCAGCGGCGGCAGCAGCAGCGGCGAAAGCGGCGGCAGCAATTTTGCCAAATTTTTCTATTTGACCGCCAAAGCCTTCGACTTCTTTGGCTCCTACATCTAACTTCTTTTTTAGATCATCGACGTCCGCAAGGATTGATAACTTAAGGGTTCTACTTCCGGCCATTAGTCATCCCACTTTCCAACAATCTTTGAAAACGCATTTTCCCATTGAGCAATTAATTGAGGCTGAATTTTGCGAAGTGTCGGATAGATGAAATAGCCAGAATTTCCTCGGCCCTGTCTCGGGGTGCGTCGTGGGAACTGACGATAACGATTAGATCCGAATTCGTAACCTGCCCAGAGGTCTTTAGTCGATCCTCCACCAGAGAAACGCTGAGACGCGAATCCATAAGAGAACTCGCCAATCTTCGAGGTTTTGGAAACTTTAACGCCAGAAGTAATGCGATCGACAACGGCTTGTCCAAATGTTCTGGTGATGCCGTAGGCCTTAATCTCGTTGGCGGCATATTGAGCGAGCGCAAAACTTTCGCGTTTAGCCGCATCAACGCTTTCATCATCCATCGCTTTGAAAGCGGTAATGATTGAACGAAGTTCGCGCTTGTCATAGCTGATTGGTTCATCTGCCACCTTTGCGCTCCTTCAATATCTCAATCGCCGTTAAAACTTGCTCGATGTCCGTCCATTCGCTCATCGGTATTCCGGTCGCCACTGCGACTTCGACAATTAGCCGATTTACGCTTCCGGACTCGTAACTTTTGGGGCCTCATCTCCAATCAGCATTTCGTCTATGGAAAGCTCCCAGACTTCCTGCGATTTAGTTGGCTTCCCACCAGCTTCGCGCTTGTAAGCGAAGTAAGCAAGATCCAAAAAGTCCGCTTGCTGATAAGCCGAAATATCCTTCATCGAATAAATGGATTTGCCAGTTTTGCGTTCCCACTTAGCCCACTCGGGTAAGCCGGCTACATAAGTAACCGACTCGCCCGTGTTGTATTTAATTGTTATTGATAACTTCATCTCCCGATGCTCCGATCTCTTAGCTGAAGGTCTCTGTTACGTCGCCCTTCGATACTTTGAAGGTGAACGACACTGTTTGTGCGTCAATTCCTGATCCGCCAGCTGTTGGAAATTCTGGAAGGATTGGGAAAACAAATTGTGCGCCAGTTGCAGCGGTTAGGGTTACGCTGATTGTTGTGTCTGGTGCTGACTCGGCAGCTGCCCAAAGTGCTTCGCATACGGAGTTGGTTTTACCCCAGTCTGCGAGCATATCGAGTTGGAAAGTGCCTTCGTAATTGACTGTCTTGTAAGCCTCGCCATCGAGAGTCTGATAAGTCTCGCGGACGTGAGTCTTGGTCAATACAGCATTAGTCGCTTGAGCTTCGATATCTGTTCCACCTGTGAAAGATAGCGAAATGTCGCGACCGGTGATGACTGTGGTTGCCACGTTTTCTCCTTAGTTGGTTTGGGTGTAATAGGTGGAAACGCGAATATCAGCGACCAATAAATTGACCGCTCCGACTTGCGTAACCGATGGCCGCTCTACTGGGCCGACTGTGTAGCCGTCCGGTATGACTGCCAAAACTTGAAAAATCAATTGCTCGAGATTATCGAGTGATGCTGGGTTGGAAAGATAAGCAACTCCGCAAGTAATTGTCATATTGATCTTTGCGTGAATCGTTGCATCATTAATTGTGTTTAATTCGAGATAAGGAGAATCGGGAACAAGAATAACCGCTGGTACTTGCACCGCTTCGGGAACGTAGGAATAGACGTTAGCCGAAACGGAAGCGAGAGCAGTTGCCAGCGGTGTCCGGATAGAAGAAAGAACAGTTGAGGCGGGCATCATCCCACCATCGCATCGGTATCAAGATAGGGGCCAAGTAGGCCAGTTACCTTTGCGAGAAGATTCTTGGAAAGTCTGTATGGTGTTACTGCGAAGTCGATGCCTTCGATTGATCCTCCAGCGGCGGTTCTGGCTTGAAAGATTTCGACAGAAATAGCCAGAACTGCAGCTTCGACATTGGCATTTCCGACATATGTAGATGCGCCAGAGAGCGCAGCGTTTCCTGCTGGGATAATGTTCTTTTCCAATATGTCAGCATTTGTGATGGCGGCGGTAAATACATAAGGCGTTATTTCATCAGCAGTGACAGTAACGGTTCCATTAAACGGTGATCCTACACCTGTAATGACGACCGATTGGCCTTGAGTAAATTCGTGAATTGTGGCGGTGTGAAAATAAGCGACGTTATTTTCTAATCTAACTTTATCTATTTTGCTTTGGAAAGTGACCAGCATAGGCAAAACAAGATTTTCACTTGCATCGACAATATCGGTCAAATATGCGTCTGAATACAAGGAAGACGAGACGCCAAGGATGGTTCTTAGCTCTGAGGCCGTGACTATCGATGGCATCTCGTTTTCCTTTCAGACTAGAGGGTGACAGGCCAGCTCGGGAGAGGACTGGCCGTCACTTTTTGGGATTTAACTACGCAACCATCCACTTATAGGCGCCAGCCGCGACCTTTGTCGCAATTGCGCCGTAGCCATAGTAAGCGACGGAAATCTGGCCGCTTGCAATGACGTTGGATTCTAGGCGGAAGCGTGAAGATTCATACCAGGTGTATGACTCAGGATTTACGACAATCATTGTTCCATCGCCAACACCAGAACCAGTGGTGAGAGAACGATCGACGTAAAGTGCGAGACCTGCAACGTTTCCGCGAACGGTTCCAGCAGCGAGAGCGCCACCTGCGTTCTGTGGGTTGATTGCAGTGAATAATGGACGGTTTGAGCCATCTACGAGGCCCATAATGTTGCCCCATTGCTCTGGAGAGACAACGAGATTCTGAGCGAATCCGAGAGTTCCCTTGTAGATTGAAACTGCTGCATCTGCTACGAAATCTTGAAGATTTGCAGCTGAGAGTGTGCGGTTTCCACCATCGGTTGCACCAGCGACAAGTGCAGCTGAAACTGCTGCGTTTGTTGCCTTTGCATATGCGAACTCCATTTGACGAACGAGTTCAGCGAAGAACGCTGGGCTTGAACGGTCGAGAAGTTCGACTGAGAATGTCTGTTGTCCTGCGTACTTCTTGACATTGACGGTCAAGTAAGAGACGTTCTGATCTGTTTCCGATGGTGCTCCAGCTTCAGCGGTTTCTGCCACTGTTGGAACTGCGGTGATTTTTGGAATCTCGAAGCTGAGACCGGCGTCTGGAAGAACGCCACGGCTCACTGCATCGATGGATGGACGATCAGCATTGGAAAGAGGATTGATTACCTCGGTGAGTTGACGTGTTGGTACAAGACCAGCATTGTCAGTTGTATCAGCCGCAGCGCGGAGATACTGGATGGATGCTTCATCGCCAAATACTTTGGCGCGAATTGATGCCTCGAGATACTTCTCTTTCGAGAGTTCGATTCGAGGAGCGGTGAAGAACGCTGGACGTGGTGCAGCGGCTTCAACCTTGGCTGCTTCTACCGTTTCTTCGGCAGGAGCAGGAACGGTAGTGTCAGACACTTGTTCTCCTTCGGTTGGTTTGTCTGCTTCGGCGGATGCTGGAGCAGAATCTTCTGGTGCTTCGTTTTCTGAAGCTGCGACTTCGCTGACGCGAGCCGAATCGATTGCTGGATCTGTTACCAATGAAACTTCATCGAGAGTCGCGGCAGTGATCTGCATAACGCCCTTGTTATTTGTCCATTCGTTGATATGAGCACCAACGCTAAAGCCATCGCGAAGACCTTCTGTGGCTTCGACGAGCGCATCTTCTCCTGCCATCGTGTTGGCAATTTTGAAAGTTGCCACAATTCCAGTCGGTGTGACTTCGTGGGCAACCAATTTTCCGATTGGTCGTGTGCGGTCGTGTTCGAGCAGCAATTTGACTGGCTTCATCTCAATTGAATCAGCTGCGAAAACCGTTGGCCCGACGCTGGTGTTACCTTGCTCGTTCCAAGTGACGATAGTTCCGCTAATCGTGCGCTTAACGGTATCGGCCGCCGTGACGGTCATTGGCATATTTATCTTCATCGGATTAGGTCTTCTTCCTCTTGAATCTGCTCGATGCTCATCGCGCCGATGCGGTTAAGGATTTCATACACTTGCGCTCTCTCTAAAGGATTGCCGCGCAAGAAGTCGTCGAGATCAAAGCGAACTTCATTAGTGGCTGGAACAAAATCTGGAAGTGATAAACGCGCCTCAATTGTGCTAAGTAATGGACGTAATGAGAAATCAACCAGTGAGCGCCGTTCATTGACAGAATTGGAATACGTCATCGAGGTCGTCTCGGCGCTCAAGAAGTATGCTGGAATTCCAGCTGCTCGAGCTAATTCTAAAGCCAAGTATTGACGAGCTTCGGTGAGTTGCATCGATTTTGGATCAAATCCAAATTCTTTAATATCGACATCCGCATTAAGGAAAGCAGTGGAACGAGATTGACGTGAAGTCTTCCAAGCAGTAAGCAAGGATGAAACTCGTTCAGCAGTTAAGTTTGTCCCATTGCTCTTAAGCACAACGCTTGGCGCTGGCTCTTTTGCATAATTCACTGCTGCGTTTTCAAGATATACGGCAGCCGAAACAGTCTTACCAGCTCTGAATAAGAATCCTTCATCTGGGCCATCGAAACGAATTAATGATCCGATACCTTGAGTCGGTACTGGAATCCCATCAACCGAATATCCAATAATTTCAGTCGATTTTGGATTTGTCTGAACAGTTACTCGATCTGGACTGACGCGAGTCCAAGCGCGAATCTTTCCGCCATCGGTCGCGGAATACATATCAAGGACTTGTCCGTAACCAACGCCATAAAACCAAATATCTTCGGCCAACCAATTGTAAATAACGAAACCAGCGACTCGAGGATCTGGCTGATTGATGACGCGAAGTGGCTCAACGTGCGCACCGGTCAATTTGTTGTATTGTTCAAGAGGCAATGATCCGATTGTGCCGCAAATAATGTTACGAGCGCGAGCCACCGCTGGTACTGACATTGCAAGGCGACGACTTGTTGTTGTGGAGCCATCGAGGATGCCATATACATTTTCGGTTAATTGAATCGGAGTCAGGGCAGCGGCAACGTCGGCTACTGTATCAGGCTTGACGCTTGTTATCTGTGGAAAGAAGAAATCTCTGATAGCACCCATTAAGCGTTTATTGTAACGGCGTCGTGTTACAAGATAACTATATCGACGCCATCATTTGCTTTAGTGGCGTAATGAGTAGCCATTGCCGAAGCCACGGCCCCAGTGATAATCGCATTGGACACTTTGCGACCCATTACCCAGCCGCCATCACCGAAAGGCAACTTGACGGCGGCCAAGCAATGTTTAGTCAGCTCATCTTGTCCCGAGTGAGCCAACCGCTGAGATGAGATTGAACCCAGTAACTCATCGCAACTTTGCGCATAGTCAAGGCCATCAATAGGTTCAGTCCGAATCCCAGCTGGGGCCAATCGCGCGGCCACGGCCGATGCAGTTCTCGCTGAATAGGCAACGAGTTGCACTGGATATTTCCGCACCCATTCCGCCAAGTCATTCGCCAATGCTTTGTCATCGAGGTTGGCAGGATTGTGCCAAGTCTGGAGGAGGATGACTTGGAATTTGTCGCCCTCGAGCTTTTGACTTGCTACTAACGCGGCTTGCTTGCGGTCTGGACTAAGATCGATAGCCAACCAAGTATCAGCCTCGGGATCAAGTCTGAGACCCTCGACTCGACAAGATTCCCATTGCGACGGATTGATAACTGGGTTGATCGTATCGACCCATTGACATAAAACTTCTGTGCGCACAATGTCTTCAGGATCGGATAACACTGCGCGAATGTTGTCAGGATGGACTGTATAGCCAAGAGACGGATTAGCTTGGCAGACACCGAGCCAAAAGTCTGGTGAGTTATCGAACTTGAGTCCATTAGGCGCTGACCACTCGAACCAACCAATATCATCGTTAGATCCGTGGATGGCAGCGTAGGCTCTTTCGCGTAATTTATTGAGGACGATTGAGTGCTGATCTCCAGCATTGGAATAAACCCATATTTGAGGATTCGGACTAGCCATTTGGGTATAACGCAAGGCAGACCAGACGTCCTCATCTTTGTATTCTCTTGCCTCATCGAGGTGAATACATTCGGGCGCGGCGATTCCTCGACCGGCTGAGTTATTGGCTCGGACGATATATCGGCGGCCTTCGGTGAATTGCAATTCTTGAAATCCCTTACTTTCCAGCTTTTTAGTGAATTCAGCTGCTAGTCGAGGAGTCTGTTCGATGATTCCATAGATTTTGTAAAACAATTCGGCGCTCGTTGTGAGCTTGTGAGCTGTGTGGACTTGTAATTTCTCTTTGAGAACGTAGATTCTAAACAGAATTTGCAGCGCCATAAACGTCGATTTACCCTGCTGACGTGCGCACAATAGGGTGACAACTGGATGAGCCCATCGGCCGTCGGGTTTGTATTTGAGCGAGTGATGGGCTAGCCACTGCTGCCAAGGAAGCAATTCGTACCCGATTTCTTCGCAAAATCGGATCATTTGTTCGCCGTGAGACGGTAAATCGTTGAGTTTTGTGTGAATTCGTGGGTTTGGCACACCACGGTAAGCCGATTCATCCCTAGTTCGGGCGATGTCTCTTGAATCGCTCCCAGAGTCGGCCAGAGGCTCACTCATAGTGTCTGGTCGTTCCATTTTCAGGGAAAATCTTCCCAAT